GCGAGGGAAGCGAACCCGTTCCAGAGCGGGATGGTAAAGGTGTTCAAAATGTGTGCGCCTGCCACTGCAAATGCGCCTGCTATGATTCCGGTGGCACTGGCGCTGGTTCCCGCAAAATGGTTCACCGCCGCCACAGCCGCATAGATCAGCGCGATCACGGCAATGACCGACAGGATGATCCATGTGATCGGACAGGCCAGCAGCGCCGCGTTCAGGCCGTATTGCGCCGCTGTTGCAAGGACCGTCTGTCCCGTACTCATTGCCAAAGCTGCGGCATGTGCGGTCTCCCGAATCTCTGCTGCCGCCTTGATGCCGTTGGTAATCGACTGAACAGTGTTATACGCAGCCAATACAGTAACATAGGCTGTCATTGCCGCCGTCACGCCATAAACGATTGGGCCGATCCACGACCAGTTGTCGATCATCGCGGAGGAAACATTGACAGCCCCCTCCGCAACCATTCCAAGAATCCCGATCAGCAGCTGTAACCCCGTGGTTACCTTGGCAATCACAACTTCGATTGACCCCCAATTTTCGTTGATAGCATCCAAAATTATGAGGATATAGGGATAGACCTCCGCGCCTACCTGTTATTTCAGGTCTCCGTAAGCGTTGGAAAGCTGGATAATCTTTCCCTGCGGGGTGTTGGACATGGCCTCGTACAGGCCGTCCCACGATTCGGAGACCACAGCGTTGATTGCCGCGGCAGCCTGCATATCCGCGGAAGCGTCCAGATATTCTTCACCAACCGCTTCTATAATCTGCGCCTGTGTGGCCGTCCCTTCGATCACCGCTTTCTGGGCGTCTGTGAACTCGAAGCCCTTTTTGGTCATGGCGTCATAGCTGCCGGACATAATCTTCCCGATCCCCGTCGCATAGTCGGTGATGGCCTTGCTGTCCAGCGCCCCGCCCCCGGACATCCCCATGGAATAATCCGCGAGTGTTTCCATCATGGACAGCAGCGCATCCGGATCGGAAAAATAGGTTGCCAACTCTGCAGCTCCGGCAATCATCGCTTCGTCCCCGTAGATGCCAATGCCCTGAATTTCACTCGCCTTGGCCGTAATGGTATCAAATGCCCCGTCCACATCCTCCTCCAGCATATTCCCCAATACAGTGGAGAGCTGGATTTCAGCATTTAACTGTGTGTCGAACAGGCCGGTGCTTTCCTGTATGACCCCGAATGCCTTTCTCATCCCAGCAAAACCGACAAACCCGGAACCCGACAAACCCGGCCACCGCATTCCGGATGGCGTTGGACAGGCTGTCCGCGGCGCTTACCCCCTGATGGATCGCGTTATTGAAACGGCCCTGTTCGTCCACGTTATCCCGGATATACCGTTCGGTTCCCCCCACAATCTGGGACAGACGGTTATACGCATCGTTGGCCGCTCCCACATCCATATCTGTAACCGCGCGGTTCAGCGCCTCCTGCGCTGTCAGGGCCTGGCCTAACTGCATCCGCAGCTGTTCCAATTCATTGTTTGCCTGCTCCGAACCCATGTTGATGGGGTTGTTGGCAATCTGAGAAATCCGGGCCTGAATGGCCTGCATCCGGTTTTGTATCCGGTTCAAATCTGCGGCAGCGTTGGGAGGCAAAATCTCGGCTGCCATGGCCTGCGCGTTGATCTGAAGCTGTGCATGATTCAAATCGCTCATCAGGTCTGTGGCGATCTGAACCTCCTGCCGGAATCGCTCGATCCCTGTACCTGTAAAAACAGGCATCTGGTCCGTCTGCCAAACGACAGGGACCTCGACGGGGGCGGGAACCTCCCCGCCCCCGATTTGAGAATACGCGTCATTGAGCGCCTGCATCGCCATGGTCGCCTTGTTTGCGGCTTCCCACGCTCCATCCAGGGAACGGGTATCCACATCATTGCCGCTGATGCGCTGCATGTCCCCAAAGGCTGAAACGGTAAGGTTCAGGGCGTTTATGATGTTGTTTAAGACTGGGCTGAAACCGTCGTACAGCTCAACCCCGCTCTGCAAAATTCCCATATTCTTACCTTCTTCTTCTCCTTCTCCGGCCTTTTGGACGTTCCGCCTTTTGGGCAGCTTTTTTCTCCTTGTCGAGCTTGATGCGGATCGCCGCGATGATGAACGCCTTTTCCTGATCGTCCATCCTCAGATACTGATTTGGGCGGATGTGCAGTTTGTGGAGACAATAGTAAGCGTAGTTCGCTTCCGGATCGTCCCCCTCGATCAGTTTTTTGCCTCTTCCACCTTCTCCTCAAAGGATTTGGTAAACCCGTTAAAATCCTGCACAAAGGCTGTAAATGCGTCATACTCGCCCGGATCGTCCACCAGCGCGAACAGCAGGTCCTCCGGGGACATCACCCCGTAGGAATCCTGCAATTCCCGGTCGTAGAGGTCCGGGCTGACGCACGAGGCGACCAGTATTTTGGAGATGTATTTTGCGGTATTCATCTTCTGCCGATACGCATTGGGCTTGCCGAGGACCTGCACTTCCTCCATACAGTCCTCCCGGATCTCGGCATTTTCCCGGCTGGAAACCGGTCTGAGCGTCCACAAAACCGGCTCGCCGTTCTTATCCACAATGGAACGGGTCGCGTCATAGGTTGTGTTTTCCTTCTTTTTCTTGTTCTCTTTCATGAACTGTGCAAAAGTTGACATGCTGCATCTCTCCTTTTTGAACCATCGTTAGTTGGTGAGGAACCCGTCCAGATGCCTGAAGGTCTCCGGCATCTTGAAATCTTCAAAGGTGAAGTCCATATCCTCATCCAGATATTCGCCGTCCGCGTCGAACTTCGCCAGAACACCACCATCAATGTTGCAGTCGATCAAAACGATCGTCTGCCGCCCCACCTTGGAGGTCGGGTCCTCGTTGGTGATCTGGATGTCAAAATAAACGTCCTCTCCGGTGTCCTTGTACTGCTGCATCATCTGGCGGAAGATCGACGTGTTATAGTGGAAGGTTGCCGATCCGGTTCCCTTCCATCCCGCGGCCTTGTTGCCCTTGCCGGGCTTCCCCAGAATGGGAACCTCCACCTTGTTTTTCTCAAACTTTGCTTCCAGGTTGATCGCCTGCATGAAGTTATACCGTCTTGTTCCTACGGTGATATAGCATTCGGCAAGCGCCGCAAAAACGGTATCCTTGCCGTGCATGATAACCCTGCTCCCCATCTTCCTTCATCCCCTTTCTCAGGATACGGTTACGGTCATATACAGCTTGCCCATCGCGTTGATGACCGTGATCGCGTCTTCTACAACAACTGCCATCTTGGTGTCGCCCTGCGCAATCGTGATGTCCGTATCCTCAAAATTTTCAATCGCCCGGATGTCCTGCAATTGCTGGTGCAGCTTTACGATGTCTGCCCAGAGGGAGGTCCGGCCATCCGCATCGTTGGGCACCACGCCCAGATATTTTGTGTTGAACACCACCGCCACATCGTTCGCAATCTGGTCGCAGACATGGATCGTCTGGTTGCTCTTGAACACGTCTCCCATCGTGTCACTGGTGGTGACAAACGTGTTGATGTCCTCCAATACCCGCACATCATCCCCCACCTGATGGAAGATGAACCTGCCCGCATCAATCGCATTTTCAAGCTCTTTCTGCGTGTAGTTGACATCGACGGTGTACTCCCCGTCGTACTTTTTGTTCATGGCGGATTTGTTTACAGCGATACCGCCTTCGACGCCGGTCACCCAGTAGACCAGCGCGGCTTCATCCGGGTGCACCATCTTCCCATCGACGCGCTGCGCCCCGTCGGTGCAGATGTTTTCCACGCTCACCGCGCCCATATAATCAGGCTTGGTGTACCGGTGGAGGACCAGCTGGAACTTCATGCCGACCTCATCCCGCATCCGCTTGACAAACGCCGAAAACAGGGATTTGACCGTATTGTCGGTCGTGACAACACCCATGGCGTTGAAGGTATATTTTTCGATCGCGTCAAGGTATTTCTGATAGCTGCCGCCCGTGACCTCCCCTTTGGTTCCGCCCTCCAGCGTCACCCCCGCCGTTTCCTGCAATACCGCATCGGTGTTCCACTTCACATAATCGTTGTCGAACAGCTCCTTCATTTCGGCAACCGTCTGGGTTTCGATCTGGTCAACGCCCATGTAGGTCGAAACGTCGAACAACTCCGGTTCGTCCACATTCGCCGAGATCACGGTAATCAGGTCGTTGCCCCGTGTGCCGCTATACCTGGCCGTGGCATAGGCGTTGGCGGCTTTTTTCCCGCCGCCGTTCAGCCGGTAGGCATGCAGGGTGATCGCGTTCATGAACAGGTCGCGCAGGCCCTTGAGTTTTTCACTGGTATAGTCATAGCCGAAATATTTCATCGAATGCTTGATGAAATCCCCGTTCTTGACGGTGAACACGGCGTCATCCGGTCCCCAATCGAGAGCAAGCGGCATCGTCACCGTACCGCGGTCCGAAAGGGTCGCGCTCGCTGTGGGCAGGCTCACAAAGTTGATGTAGCTGCCCGGAAGTTTTTTGTTCTGCACCAGAAAGGTGCCGCCGCCAAGTGCCATTCGTTATCCTACCTTCTTTCCGAAAAATGCGTCCAGCAGGTCCTGTGCCTGCTTGACGGTGTA